GCCACCATAACCAAACCTGATATCGGACTCAGGCCACCCGATCCTATTCGCCAGGTTAAGCCAGCCACCATAACCAAACCTGATATCGGACTCAGGCCACCCATGACAGAACTAGCAACCCCGGCTGATCCCAGCCCTGCCGATCTGTCGCCCATAACTCGCCCTGGTAAGGCTGATCCAATTGTTGAACCAACCCTGGAACCGTTAACAGAATTTCCAACCCCGGCAACTAGCCCGGCAAAACCTGATATCGGTTTAGGCGATCCTGACCGAGATACACCAACAGTGGTCGATCCAATTGTTGACCCTGTGGACGATCCATCTGATGATCCGTTATTTGTACCTGACCCAGAACAAGAACCTGAAAAAGAAAAAGAACCAGGCCCCCGACCTGGTTCGCGCGAAGAAGAATTAGTTAAACCCGAGACTATAATCGACCCTGGTACAGCATCAGACCCAGACCCAGCCCCGTTTCCTGGGTTTGCTGCTGATCCCAGCCCTGACCCTGACCCCGAAGAAGAAACAAAAGAAAACCCTGCCGCCGCTGTTGAAACAGGGCCAGCCCCGTTTCCCGGCTGGCCTACTCCCCCGCCGCCAGTGGTCACAATTGCCCCGGGCAAACCATCGGGTACTCGACCACCACCACCACCACCACCATCACGACCGCCGACAAAGGGTGGTAAGAAAATACCACCACCACCACCGCCGCCAGGTGGGAAGATACGGTTAGGCGATTTCAAACGGGAACATGCAACTTTACCCGAAGGTGTTAACCCCAGCCGGGTTCAATGGAAGCAGGGCAAGGTCTATCGAAACGTTGACCTGGCGACAGGGGCAAGCGAAACCACCCGAATACCTGTTGGCAAGGGTGTGCGCCCAGGCACGACCCCGGAGCAAACGTTGAAGATCATCGAAACCAGCCGGGCGAAGCCAAAAGTACGCCGGGTCGATATCGGCAAAACGATTGCGGTGGTAACGAAAAACAAGATCACCTATTACGCCGAAGCCGGGCCGCCTGTGCGGGGTTACGATCTCGCGGCAACCAAGCCAAAACGATCTAAGCGAGGACTGTACTTATGACACCGACTCAGCAGATATACGCCACCAGGCGTAACCAGGGCGAATTGGGTCGTGACCTGGACGATCAGATCGATCACAGTGTAATCGCCCCGCTAGACCCTAAGACCCCCGAGGATCGGGCCATACATCGAACCTGGAATCGTGACCCTGGTGAGGCTGATATCCAGGGCGTTGATACTAAAGGGTTAACACCAACACCGCCCCCGCCGCCTGGTAGTAAGCCCCCGAAACCGCCTAAAACTCCAACATCTGTCAAAACAGAAAAGGGGATCGCATGGGTTCACGAAGGTAACAATGTGACCTGGGCGGTAATTGGCGGCACAAAAAAAATGCGGGATGACGTTGTAAAAAACGCCCAGCACAATTTCAACAAGGCCGAGCGACAGAACTTTAACAGGGTGATAATCCAGATCGGTAAAGCCGACAGCGCAATGAAAGGTGCGGCTGGTTACTATCAGAACGCCATTAAATACTCTAAATCGAAGCCAGTACGGGATGTTCTGGATAAATTCCCACCAGTGGATGACCCCCGACTTAAAGCCCATAAAAAACTTATTAAAGAGTTAGAAGAAAAACAACAATCTTCTAAGTGGTATGTACGCGTTTTACGTCACGGTGGATCATCTTATGACTGGCCTACAACCAACGCCATTTCAGCCGCTAAGGAAGCTGAAGAATGGCGGCAAAAAATAAGTGTTACAAAAGCCACTGTTATCGCACCGAAAAAAGGTGTTGAATTTACCGAAAAAGACATGGCCGAGTTAATGGCATCACGCCGCCTGGTCGGAGATATTGTGGACACATTTCACTATATAAAACTCGGTAGAAAATACTATGATGGTGGAACCCCTACCCATGAGTTAATCCACCATCTGCGAATGTCCAGGCCATCGGAAAACTTCTCGGGCCATGTGCCCCACTATGGCGGTAAAGACGCTGACTTGGAAGAATCTACTACCGACCTGGAAACCATAGGCCGTCACAATCCCTGGATTGCAGGGCCGCTGGGTGCATCACCTGGCAAGTTAGGCCGCCCGACTAGAAGCGGGTATTACCAGGACATTGCGAGAACCGTTAGAAAAAGTGAATTAGCCGCCGCCAAAAAAACTGGGACTTACGCCGCCGAGTTCAAAGAATACGACAATATAAAACTGTTGGCTGAAGCGTTAGAAAACCAGGATAGAGCGTTACTGGTTCAGGGCAAAAATAATAAAAAACTAACCGATAAACAGGTCAAACTTGCCCTGGCAAAAGTTCAGAAAAACCCCGAAAAATATATCAACGCCGGGATTAAATCGCCGCCGTTACCTGTACGCCTGGACAATCGATATAAACAGACGATTATTGCTGAGTTAGGAAAAAACGGCATCGGCGGCAAACAGGAACGTGTTGATCGTTATTTCGCCGCCCTTGATCCCGAGGGCAAAGAAACGACCAAACTTCACATGAAGGGAGCGGGCCAGGCGAAAAACGCCCCTGCCGCCAAGAAGATATTAAGCAGCACCCCTGGCAAGGGCACAATCGTGGAGTATCACGACGGTAAACCCAAAGTGATCGGGCGATTCAATAACGCCGAAGGCGGCCCGCCTGTGCGGGGTTATGAGTTAGCGGCAAAAAAACCAAAACGATCTAAGCGAGGCCTGTATCTTTGAAAGCCAACGATCACCCGGCGATTGTGAGTTTATGCGTGATTTTGTTCACGTTGTTCTATGCGTTGACTAATGGATTCGCCGCCTGGAGTAGTTAACGGTGCTTGAAATGTTAAAGAGGTTCGTATATTTTGTTTATATGAGGGCCAAATCTTCACTTTACATTTCAAGGATAGTGCGACACGCACTTCTATTCGATTATTTAATATGTCAAGTAGTCGCCTACGCTATTACTGACTTCCGGGGTTCTGCTACAACCCCAACTCGACCTGGAAACGGCCCTGGCGGTTCTCTTTCTCCCCGCCGGGGCGTTTTCGGTTTTATGGGTTTCACACAGGCGTTACAGCGTACCTGTATAACCCAACCTACTCCCGAGGCTCTGCGACAGCCTTATCCGTTCACCAATGTCGCCGTATTTGTTGGGGGGGGCGGGAACCTCGGTTATATACGCCCCATTGTACGAAATAGCAGCCTAATAACTTTTAAAGTCCCGAACCGCTAACAGTCCAGAGCCGCTTATTTGAAACAGGCGGCTCCCAGGGTGTTAGGGCCATGCTGCAAGCCAATCGAGTGGGATCGATAGGGTCTTGACCGCTAAACCAGGTCGATGATGAGCAACCACTTAAACAACAGGGGGGGGGGCTGTGTTTGCCTAATTATGCCGCCTCTTGTTGTTTTGTAGCGTTAAACAACAACCGATCTCAGATTAAGGGGGATCAGTAGATGCCAAAGCCAAAGTACGACCGAAATGAGGACTTGTACGCCGCCAGGCTCAGGGGCAAAACGTTTGTGGAGTTAGGCAAACTCTACAACATGACCGCACAAGCCGCTCGCCAGATATTTATACGAGTTGATGCTAGTAAAAAAAAGAGAGCGGCCCAGGGATTAAGCCCGAGCCGCTCCTGGGCCAAAGGAGTTAGCTAATGACCCATTCATCCAATTCTAAAAGAAAACGATTTCCTAAGACGAGTTATCCCCGATCCTGCCCGCATTGTTTGACTGGCTGGGTCGTATTGGAATATGACACCAACATCCCCGCCCATTCCTTGACCTGCGTTAATTGCGGCTGGACGATCCACAGACCTATTCCGATCCACCCGGCAGGTAGAACACTCGAAGCCAGTTATTTTTCGGCGGCATCGGCATGATTACTATTCTTAATCCATACGAAGCCAAAGACCTGGGCGAGTTATGTTCTGAGGTTCAATGCGACCGCCCAGCCATATATATCGCCAGCGACGTTCACCGACCTCGGTTAATGGGTGAAGCTACATTCCGAATATATATCTGTCGTTATCACGAATATCTTGGCAAATATAACGGGGGTGAATGATGCGGCCATATGTCCCAGGCGGTGATGGCGTTATGATGCCGAACCGTAGAGTTAAAAACTGTCCTGCCTTGAGTATTCCAAAGTCAAAACGCCCTTTAGTTTGGAATAAAAACCCCGAGCGTGAGGATCCAGAATGGCCTATGACAGACGAGGAAATTAAAGCCCGTATCTGGGCAATATTTGAGCCATATATCCAGATCGCAAAAGAGCGGGACAAACGTGAGAGATACGGCCGATGATCGCCTTATACGCCAGGGTAAGCACAAAAGACCAGGGGCAAGAGTTAGAAACTCAACTCCAACCGTTAAGGGATTGGGTAGCCGCCCAGGGTCGTGATGATTTCAACGTTTACACAGACCAGGCATCAGGGACGGACTTAGACCGACCAGGCTGGCGGCGATTGTCTAAGACCTGGCGTACTGGGATTATTGATACGGTGGCGGTTCTGCGTCTGGATCGAGCGTTTCGTTCTGTTACTGATATACACAATGTTCTTGCTGAATTGGATGGTCGGGGTATTCGTTTTGCGGTGATTACTCAACCAATCGACACTGGAACTGCTATCGGTAAATTGTTGATAACCGTCCTGGGCGGCGTTGCTGAATTTGAGGCCGACCTGATTTCCGAGCGGGTAAAAGAAGGATTAGCCAGGGCGAAACGCCAGGGCAAGAAACTCGGGCGGCCCAGGACAGACCTGGATCTTGAAGATGTAATCACCGCTTTAATGTCATATGGCAATAAAGAAGAAGCCGCCGAATCCCTGGGGGTTAGTGTCCCAACACTTAACCGCCGAATTAGAGAAAATCCTGCCATTTTAGACTCGATCAAAAACCTACCCGATATTTCGTTCTTGAAGCCCTAGAACAAAACCGCTCGATCAATAACAGATGTTTTATGACACCTTGTAAATGGTGCGATGAGTTAATAACTGAACATTGCCTTGATTGCGAGGCGTGTTTCAATGGCGATGCTGGTCACGGTCTGGGGTGTCCTGCTGACCAGGATCAGCCCACCGATAACTCCGCCCAGATATTGGATACGTGGTTCGTTACGCTTTACTCAACTGCTAGGTATTCTGGGGAGATGATCCAGATTGTTGTTCATCTCTAATTAATACTTGTAACTGCGGTCGGGGGCATTGGCGTTGCTGGACTTATAGCTTTACTTGTAACTGCGGTCGGGGGCATTGGCGTTGCTGGACTTATAGCTTTACTTGTAACTGCGGTCGGGGGCATTGGCGTTGCCGGGCTTATAGCTTATGTGCATAACAGCAACGGCGAAAAAGATATATTGCACTTCGGGCCTGATCGCTAAATCCTCGGTAAACAGCCCTAACAGCCCGAGAGTTATAAAAAACGATCCTGGCATATAACCTCGATAAACCCACCATCCGACCAGGGCCAACACCCCCAGCCCGAAAACGCCTAACTCATAGGCCAGCAGCACGAACAGGTTATGCGGGCGTTGTAAGCCAGTCGCCGCCACGTAGCCGCCCAGCCCGTAACCCAGCCATGTAAGCCTGGGTGCTGAGTATTCCGGGGCTAGTGGCCCGAGTGCATCGATAACGATATCTCTGGACTGATCGCCGCCCTGGTTCAGTGACCACCTGACCTCGGCGGCTGTTTTGATTGCCTGGGGATCAAGCCTGGACAATCCACCAGGGGATTTAATAACCAGCACCGCTGCAAACAATAAACAGATAAGCCCTGCCCCGATCACCAGCCCTCGATCCCGGCGCAGTAACGAGTAAACAACAGCCGCCGCCATTGTTGACCTGGTAAGCGATCCCGCCAGGTAGACCGCAGATGTTATCCAGACCAACGCCCCGCCCTGCCGGGGCATCATCATAAACAGCCCCAGGCCGATCTCCCCGAGCAAGTAAGCATTAAGCGAAATTCCTGTGGCCCTGGGATGGTGGTATAAATCAAATGGAATTAGCAGAGTTTGAATAATCAGCACCAATGCGATTAAATTTCCTAAATGAAAACGATTGTTACGAAATCGGTTCATTACACCAGCTCGTATTTGAACATTTTTCGTAAGCAGGCTTGTCGGATTTCGTAACGGGGCCAACAAATGAGTTGCCAGGGTGCTAAACGCCAGCCACCTAAAAAACATCAGGGCTGATATTCCAGGGGCAACACCGAAAAATACGCCCGGCAATATAAATACACTGAATAAAACCAGGGATCGGGCTGGCCTGGTTCCATTGGCCCAGGCTATCAATGCCAGTATCCCGACCCCGGCATCAGCAACAGGCCACAGTGACTCTATCGATCCGACACCGACCAGGATTGCAACTACGACCCCGACCGATCCCCGGTTATTGAGAATCAGACCAGTCTTTTATCTTGAATCTGGCATCCCTGCTCGATACGGTTTTTATTCCCATCGTTTTCGCAAAACTCTTGATCTGTTTTAGGGATAACTTTGGCATCCCCTCGGTTCCATGTAAGTATTGATGCAGGATTCCAGGGGTTACGACTTCTAACTTTTCCTGGTTCACAAGTGCCCCGACCAGGGTGTTAAATTTCGTAAGGTTCTCGGCTTCCTGCCTGGCCCTAAATTCATCGGTATTTAACAGCATCGGGGCCAGGGCATCGATCTTGTGGGTCGTATCCGAGAGGTCATAAAACCGCTGGGCGCAATGCAAAGTTAAATACTTAACGATCCCTGGGCCGAGCGGGTGCGCCGCCTGGGTAACTCGTTTATATAGGATCGTGCGTTTTTCTGTTGAATCTTTACAGGATCGGATTTTACCTGCGCCCAGGTGTTCTGCTCGATACGAGCATTTTTCATCGTCCCAGGCGTGGCACAGGTTTCGTTCCTCGTATTTACCCGACCGTTTTTTATATCGGGTCTTTTCGATCCACTTTTCTGCACCTGACCGGGGATCGACCTGGATTGCGTAATCACATTGGTCGAGCAGATCACCACTAACCCCAGCCTGGAATTGCGTAGTCCAGATCATAGATAGCCCCTGGTGCCCCGCTTGCATCAGGTTATTAAAGATCAACTGCTGAAATGCCGAATTTGACCGCCTGGAGTTAAGGATTGCTTTAACTTCATCGACGTATAACAAAACACTTTGTAACGCCGCCGGGTCTTGATCTGCCAGGATAGATATATCGGTTATTTCCTCACCAAACGACAAATTGCCCATATGCAGGACTCGCCCGCCCGCCAGGTGGTATTCATAGGCCATTTTAGAAGCCAGCAGGGTTTTGCCCGACCGTTTGCGACCCAGTACGCCCATCACCATCGTTTCACCCAGCAGGGTCTGGGCTGGCAGGTTATTTTCGATTTGAGTTTCGATCACGATTGCATGTACTCCAGGAGTGAGTTGAACATTGCGACATTAGCCAGCAACAGGCCACCGATCACCAGCCCGGCGAAGGCAGTTTTTACTACCTCGGGCCGTAGCCCTTTGAAATGGCCTACATTCAACGCTTCATTGTCGGTCTGCTGGTTCACCATCGCACCCCTGGCAGGGATCGCATAATCAGGCGGCGGGGTTGAGAATGGGTTATAAACAATCGGATTATCCGGGTTTAATTCATCGATCCAGTATTGCACCTGGCCCCCGACTTTCCACCGAGCTTCTTTTGGTAGCTTTCGGGCCTCGGTTATGGGCCAGAACTCCTCGACGATCAACACCTGGCCCAGATCATCGAATGGCGGCTTTATACGGCAAACCATCACGTAGGTGTTGCGCTGGTCGATATACCAGCCAGCCAGCCCGAACAGTGGAGCAGATAGACCTATGGCAACGCCCGCACCGATTCCATTAACAAAACCCAGGGTTACGGCAAAAACCAGCACGATCACATTAGCCAGCCAGAAATTAGTTGACCCCAGGACAGAATCCCAGAACCCCCCATGTATCCCATGTGGTAATTGATCGTTTTCAAAAACATCTACCGGGACAGCCTGAACCATCGCCAGGGGCGCAAGGTGTTCGGATATCTCCCAATGCATCCGGTAGATATGCTGGCGTAATGATGCCGGGGACTTTAACTCTTTTGCACAGTTATTAATTGTGCAGGTCAGGGCCGGGACTTCAGATGATTTTGGTTTAGCCAATGACCTGTGCCCCCCCGCCCCCGCCCAGCCCTTTTATAAATGCTGGTAAAAATACAGGCAGGGCCATTAAGCCCAGGGTTATCACCAGGCCAATCGCAGCGATGCCGAATAGTTTTTCGTTTATGCCTGTCGGGGTTTTTTTAGCCGCCAGGCGGTTCGATTCGATCTGCGATATCTTGTTTATTTCCATCATGGTTTCGGCCTGTTCATTAACCGACGGTCGGCGGGATCGATAATGCCCTGTTGATCCCACTTTGAAATTGATCGGATACCAGTCAGTGACAGTGAACACCGCCGCCGGGTATTCGATAGGCGGGAACATCTGCGGCGCAAGGTTGAACAGCCGGGACTTAGCAACAACAACCTGGGTGGCAGGATCAGCGGCGAACCCCAGGTTATCCCCGACCGCCCAGGTCTGCCCTACTTTCAAAACGGCTTGCTGTTCTTTTAATGTTTTATCTGGACTCTGAATTATGACTTTCAAGAACCTGCCCCCACTAACTTCTGGGCCGACTCTTTACCCCGCCGCATTGCGTTCTGGATAAACGGTACAGCCCCACCCGTTATAACCTGCCCGGCCATGTGGGTGTTGTCGGAATCTACGCCCGCTTGTACCAGGGCGGTTAACACCACCTTACGAAAGCCTGGTGTCCAGTCAGCTATCGGGGCAATGTCTTTTGGTAGTGCCATTCCGGTCGAGCCGTAGAGTTCTAAATCTTCTTCCAGGACTCTCACCATATGCGGCACTTGCTCCTGGTGAATCTTCCCCCGGCGTAACATCCCGAGGAAGCTATCCCCAGTCCCAACATAAATATCTTTAACGTGTTCGGCGAAACTTGTATCGCCCATCGAGTGCTGTGTCGATGCGTTCAGTAACGCCGCCGCTTCACCTAACTCACCGCCCATATAACTATCAGCCATTTGTGTTTGTCCTCGCGTGTACGCGGGCGCATGAGCCGCCCTGGTTGTTATTTAATAGGTAAGAGAGACCTCGATATTGTTTTAAAGTTTTCACCCAGTTAATAAGAGCCGCCTTAACACACTAAACGATACACAGTATCAATTACCAGTCGAAAACTAACGCACAGCCAGCCACGTTAGATTCCCGTTTATACGTTGCGCTTATTCTGCCCGGCGGTAATAATAAGTCGAGGTATTGTACTGAGACTGAGTATCAATTAGGTTTAGATTATGTTTCGACAGGGAATCATTGCGGTAATGGTGTTGGGGTTGGGGTTTACGGTGCTGGCGATAGCACTTCCAGACATTGTGTCCAGGAGTGAGACAGCCAGAACCAACGCCGCCCAGCAAACGGGCCTGGCCTGTAATTCAGGATCAGGCACGAGTTGTTCAGTAACTCTTACGAGCGAACATGCCCACCGTGATACCACAGGGATCGTGATAACGGAAACTTCACCGGGATCGGTCGATAGATCCTCAGATGGTTCTCTCGGAACAGATCGAACAACTTTGACGGTAAGCGGGTTAACTACCTCGACCGCATACGTTTTTACAGTCGATTATTTGACTGTTGATGCGAATGTGAGCGGGACATTGAATCAACTATTGGTTTCACTGCCCCTGTTGCTGGTGGTAGGTCTTTTGGGCCTGGTCTTGTTTACCGCATCGAAAACTTTTCTTAGTTATAAATAGGATGTGAATTTATGGGTGGAATTAGCAGAGTTCAAGGCATCATCATGGCAGTAGTTGTCCTGGTGGCGTTCCTGGCTGTACTTCCAACAATAATCTCAAGCACGGTCACTGCAAATGCTACAACGGGTATTGATGCTGCTACTACTAGTATAGTAGCCCTCATTCCTCTCGTCACTGCTGTCGGCGGAATCGGTGTGGCGGGCCTCATTGCGTTCCAAGCAATTCGTGGCGGTGGCAAGTAATTGCAACGAAATTCGTCACTAACGTGTTTTACCGGTGATGAAATTCGTAATTAGTGAAAATGGCCCAGGGCTGGCATTAATCCCGAGTTAGCCCTCATAGCCCTGGGCCTACATAATCGATTGGGGAATCATTGAATTTTCTTCTCTTGATAGTGGCTTCGATCTCGGCGTTCTGGCTGGCTGGTGAGGTACAGGCGACAGGGCATACAGTCGCAACCTGGGCCGCATACGGCTTCTCAGCCGCTCTGCTGGTTCGTGGGTTTATCGAGGCTTACTTAATCGCAACGGTTCGGGGTGATGGATGACTGCCAGGCTTAGAACAGCCATGCTGATCTATTTCGTCACCATTTCTTTTATAGCCAGCTTTATGCTGGCCTTTCCAGTTAATGCCCAAACCGCCCCGGCGGTCGATATATCCGAGGCTTATGTATTCCGAAATATCTCCACCGATGAGACTATAACCTCGGCAAATACCGAAGGCGATTTATTTGTTATCGCCAGGGTTCAACTGCCCGACTCAACGGCATCGGCAACGGCTGATGAATGGTGTTTATATCTAAACGACCAGGCGGGCTGTACGGATACCCCAGCCGATCCAACGTTCCCGGCATCATTACTCGAAGGTCATGTGTTTATTACGCTTTACGAATCAGGGGCGGGAACCACCCTGACCCAGCAAGCCACAGTTAAACGAATCGGACATGGGCTTGCAGGGCTTTATATTGATGCTGGGCATACGGTGGCATTTGGTAACGCCGCCACCCAGGTATGTGTTGAATCATCATCATCATTTTTTACTGTTACAAGTTCAGACTGTATATATCCGACCTGGATATCTGGCGATGGTAGCCAGTCAGATCAACTCGCCAGGTTGACAGAACTAATTAAAGGGCCTGGCGGCCCAGTGGCGAATTTGGAAGCGGTAATGCTTGCCCCCCCTGGGTGGTTGGTTAACTCTGTTGGACTCGTAACCCCGACCGGGGCGACATACGTTGCTGATGCCCTACGGTTCATGCAACGGATTGTTCCTGATGCTTACCAGGTCGGGAGTTCCCCGGCTGTGACAACGGCGATTGCAACCCCGGCAAGTGAATCTAATTTCCAGCAGATGATCGACGCAACCGCCACCGCATCGGGTTTAACTTCAAATATGGATAACGTAGCCCAGACTTATATTGGAATATCGGGCGGGGCGTTTGCGATGTTCTTATCCTCGATGATCGGCCTGGTGGCGGCTGGCCTGATCTTTAATGCAACTAAAAATTCAGCCCTGGCTATGAGCGGTTTTCTGTCGCCGCTTATGGTCGGGCTTTGGATGCGTGGCCCAACGTTTGCGGTAATGGCTGGCATGGTCGTTATCTTCGGGACTCTGGGCGCATGGTATCTAGTAAGGAAAGCCCCCGAATGAGTTGGCGTTTAATGGTCGGATTCGCCCTGCCCTGGGCTTTCATGGCAATACTCGGATCGATATCTACCTTATCGGCATCCCCCGCCGCTGGTACGTCTGCTGCTGGGTTCGATTCGTTTATCAATACGACTATCAACCCCGACATTATTTCCATCGATGAACCAGGGCTTGAGGAAGGTTCGGGCTGGTGGGATTCTACTGTTGATTTCTTCAAGAACGCTGTCGGTGGTATTAACGACGTATTCCAGACCGCCAAGCAGGGTTTCGGCTGGCTGAACCATATGGTTAACGCCGCCACCCTTAATTACGACTTTTTATTATCTGGCTGGCTGGCAACGCTCAGATATCTAATGCTGGCAATGGCGGCTCCCCTGGCGTATATGGCAGCCAGGGAAATGGCTGGTATGGCTGGCGGGTTTATCTCGGGTATTACAAGGACGGTCAAGTGACTACCTTTACCCGAAAATCCCCGACGTTCTGGATCGCATCGGCGTTATTCCTGGCGGCTGTGGTCGTGTGGTTCACCCCGAGCGGCCCAGGTCAATGCGTGGCATCGGCTGATTCGGATATCAATATCTCGGATTACTGTTTCAGGCTCGACCTGACAGTGACCAATAATACCGGGGTCGATATCGCCAGTTACCCGGTGAGGTTTGAGTTGCCCGTTTTATCAATGGTCAATAACAACCAACTCGATGCCCGAGCCTGGGACTTACGACCGACCCAGGGCGGTTTCGGAAACGAGATTCAGCTATTTACTATCAACTGCGACTGTAACTCGGCCCCCTGGTGGGCTGTGGTCGAAAACCTGCCAGCGGGTGAAACCAGGGTTATAAGGGTTTATCTGGGCAACAATGAACAGAAACGCAACCAGGGGATGCAATTCTCAGATCGTGAAACCGTCGTTTCATCTTATGATTCTGCGTTTGCGATAACCAACAATCTCCAGGTGGATGTTGAGGTCGAGACTTCGGCAGCAACCGCCCAGGATGCGAACCTGGTGGCCCTTTGGGACTCTGGGACAGGCTACGCTCTAAATTACGTTGAGGATTCCGGGCTGTTGAAAGTCCAGGCCGCCGCCAACAACGCAAGCTGTGAAGCCAGTTGGAACACCGCCTGGACTGATAATAATGTTTTGTTTTCTTACAGGTTCGCCGCTGATCCTGGTAACGATCTTTTTATTGATGCCAACGGCGTAAACATCGCCGCCTGTGACACCGACGAAGCCGCCCTGACTATCCCGTCAGTTAATTTCATGGTTGGAAATTCATTAGATAACACGATCATCAGGGATATCCAGGTATTCAACGGTGCAACCAGGGCGGCCCATTGGGGCTTTGATTTCAAGGCCGTTACCGAATCATCTTCAACGACCCCATATGCCGGGCTGGTGAATGATTACACGGCGAACAATAACGACCTGGTTTATTCATTCGCCAGGGATCAAACGGGATTAATCGTTTCTGAGGCTGGCCTGGTGTTTACGACCGATGACGCATCGGCCTTGTATTCGGATACTGGCGTTGACCTGGTGGGCAATAAATTCGCATCCGATATGTTCACGATTAACCCTGAGAACCAGCGCGGGTTCGGGTTCGATCTATTCGATGCGGCGTTTGCTAATTTCAACATTCCCAGGGCGATGGGTTTCTCGATGTTCTTATCTGCCATTGGGTTAATACTGGCGGTCGGTGTTTTCACAACCAGTCGATCTGTCCCCCTGTCACTTTTTGCGTTTGCGATGCCCCTTACATTCGGATCGATCAACGGCTGGTTGCCCATGTGGTGGATCGTTCTATGGGCGTTGTTATTTATCACCGCATACGGGGCCCAGCAGTGGGGTGAACAGAATTGATTAAGTTATCGATATTAGTGGTTTTGATTGGTTTAGTTGTGGGCTTTATAACCTGCCCGCAGAACAGAGAGATTTTAGAGGTTTTGAAATGATTTCCGAGACTAGGCGATTCGCTTTAAGTAACGTGTTGATGCTGGTATCCCTGGGGATGCTGGTGTTCACGTTCACAGTAACGCATGGGACAGATTGCGCCCGAGCCGCTGGCGGGTCGTGTGCTGTTGGTGATACCGAGGTTATTAGCAACGACCTGGGCATCGGTGGCGATCTGGAATTCGAAGGTACATCAGTCGATGATTTTGAAACGAAGATCACAGCCACCAATCCAACGGCTGATCGAACAATCACTTTACCTGATGCCAGCGGAACGCTTGCCCTGGCGGGTGGCGGTGCTGCAACAGTCGCCGAAGGTGGTACAGGCGTCACAACACTGGGGGCTAATGGTGTACTGGTAGGTGACGGGACAAACTCTGTAAACGTAACGGCGGCTGGGTCTGCCGGGCAGGTTCTAACTAGCAACGGAGCGGGTTCTGATCCAACATTCCAATCAGCCGGGTCTAACGCCTATATTGATAATTGGCGAGTAGCGGTAACTTTCACAGGTAGCCAGGAACCGATTGCGTCAGATTGGGAGCAAAACGATTCTTACGGTTTCGCTCCTGTTGGTGCGTCAATGTCCGAAAGCTCGGGCGTTTTTACATTCCCTGTTACCGGGGTTTGGGCTGTGCGTTTTTATTATTACTTCTGGGCTGATGGTGCGGTGGAAAATGCGTCAAAAGGGGTTATCCAAACATCGACAGATGGCGGTGTTTCGTGGGATGACAACTCCAGATGCACAGGCAGTATGCATGCTACTTACTCGGTTCAACAACACTGTACAACAGAAACGATTTTCAACGTTCTAGATACGGCGAGCGAGCTTGTGCGTTTTGAGGCCGAATCTCTTGATGGAACCAACAAATCGTCGGGTAACACAAACATAAACTACACACACGCAGTATTTGAATGGATCGGTAATCCGTAATGAACACCGACCAGGCATTTGAAATTCGCCGTATTCGATCCCAGGTAGCCCGTAAGAAGGCCGACAAAAAGAAACGGGACAAACAGACCCCGGCTGATGTTAGCCGCATCATGGCAGAGGTAGCCCGCAAGAAGGCCGACAAAAAGAAACGGGACAAACAGGCCCCGGCTGATGTTAGCCGCATCATGGCAGAGGTAGCCCGCAAGAAGGCCGACAAAGCCCGCCGGGATCGAATACGGGCGAGTAGAGGTCGGGTAAAACCAGCCACCGCACAGCCTGAGAAATTCAATGTGCTTGAATGGGCACCTGACCCCGTTGAAACAATGAAAGAGTTGGCATGGGTCATCATCCCAGCCGGGCGTGGTCGTGTTGCGGCTCGTGTTGCCACCCGTCAAGCCACACGCTTAAGCCCGAAAGTATCCCGGCAAATTAGGTCGGTGCTATCTCGGACTTCACCCGCATCTCGCCGGGCATCCAGCACCCGAAGATATGGGGCTACTACAAAGCAACGTATGGCAATTAAGCGGCAAGTTCGATCGTCGCAAATGGGGATGGGGCCTGGTACGCAATGGGCAAAAGAATGGGCTAAAGCCGAGGCTAAAGAACTCGCAAAACTACAAAAGATAATCGACCAGCAGCAAAAGCGAATCGCCCTGGCACTTGCTGGGCCTACCCTAGCCGCCGCCGCCGCTCCGGTTGTCCAGGGCTTTAAGAAAAAATCGCCCCAGGCCGCCACCATAACCAAACCTGATATCGGACTCAGGCCACCCGATCCTATTCGCCAGGTTAAGCCAGCCACCATAACCAAACCTGATATCGGACTCAGGCCACCC